CTTTTTTGCTTGCCTAATACTCTTTCCCCTCTATCTCTAGCAATGATTGCAGTATCCGGCTTTCCTAATTCTTTCGTACTTCTCAGGGTTCTACCAGTTAATTTCATATTGACAAAAGCAGTTTGAGTATCTGTTGATTGACTTCTAAATGCTTTTAGTTTACCATTCTTCCCTTGCATGCTATTTGCTTTATACTTTTTATAAGTATCATTCTTGTAAGAATACCCACTTTTTCCATTCTGAAACTTCCCTTCACTTGCATCTAAAATAATTTTATCAATAGCATCTTGTGCTAACTTAGTCATCACTTTAGAATTAGGTTTTACTACTTGGTCTAATCTCATACTCTTACCCAGTCATGTCTGCAGTTATATCCACCTCTATTAGCAAAATCTACATATCCTAAAGCATCTATTTCTTCTCTTGTTAATGGTGGTTCTTGTAATGCTCGTTGGCATACTTCTCTTGTTTTATTATCACTTGTTCCAATGTATTGAAACTTTATTTCAGGAAACTCCTCAAATGCCTTTGCTCTTGTTGTATTACTAAATCGTGAAAAAGCATCATTAATTAAAAAAGAAGTTTCACTTGAACTAATGTAAGTTCCTACACCGAAAGTGCTATTAATGTTATTCATAATCTGAATATTATTCTCACCAGTGATGATTCCTCTTAGCATCGCAGTCTTTAGTTGATCTGAATATTGTCTTACTCCATTTGTCAAGTATGTCATTTCAAAGTTCTTTAACTCTCTTAAAGCATCGATACTTGCTGCAGATACTTTCCCTAACTCTCGTTTAGATAGTTCTGCAAATACTCTTGCTATCTCATCATCAAAGGTTTTACCTACTCTATTCATTAGCTTAGTAAACCCTAATGTTTCCATTTCTGCAAAGAAGTCTATCTGCTTAGCAATCTGCATCAGTTCAGTATCGGTTACTCTACCTAACCCTACTACCAGGTTATCCAATTTGTCAATTAACTGTTGTTGGATATTTTCTATTTCTTTATTGTAGAAATCTAAATTAGCCAACTTGTTCACCTATTCTATCAATGATAGATTGTGTTTCGTCTGCTTCTTTTGGCTGTTCAGCATCTATCTGTTCCACAATAGCTTGTATTTCTTCTTCCTTGAAGTCAGGATTCTTCTTTCTTAGATAAGATTGTCTTGTTTCTAAATCGTTTTGGAATGCCCAAGAATAGTATTTAATTTCTTCATCGGCACTCATAGGCACTTCTCTTTCTGCAAAGTCTATACTGAATTGGTCGCCAAGATTAATACCACCTGATACTTCACAGATTCTTTTAGCAATTCTAAATTGTTCTTTCTCAAATGGTCTATAGATTTGTTCTGTATCACTTCTTAGAGCATCCATTAAGTCAAGCTGACTCATCTTTTTACTTAGTCCACTTTCCTGGCTCTTATCAGCCCAGTTGATTCGTACATTGTTTGCTTGTGCAATACTATCTACCATATACTTTGTAGATTCAATCATTGCTTGAACATTTGCATTTGGTGTTGCATATTGAAAGTTTGCACCTTCAGGCAATACTAAAGCTTTATCTTGCCCCATTGAGATTCGTTGTTCAGTATCTAATCCTGTAAAGACTGGTTGTCCTAATTGGAATCTTCCATGTAAAGCAAGTTCAGTTAGCATAATGTTGATACTTCTCATACCATCTACTAAGTCTGATGCCCCTTCTCTAAAGAAATCTCTTGTGAATGGGTGTCTATGTGCTATGTTAAATGGTAAGACATCGCCATAAGGGTTTCTATCCCCTTCTACAATAGAAGTAATCTTACCTCTACTGCTTATCATAAAGTGTTTCCCTTCCATATCATCGGTATCTTTGGACCAGAACATATATTGAGCATCTTCTGTTCTTGCTTGTAATTGTGATTCTGCTTGATACATAATAGCAAAAGGTTCATCTTCGTTTGGCTTAAAGAATGGTGTAAAGAAGTGGATTGGTCTATACTTTAGTTTCTTTTGATTATCATCCCAATGAGTATATAAAGCTTCTGTACCTAATAGATAAGTAAGTTGTTCAAATTGTTTCATAAACGAATCAAAATCGCCTAATACATCGTTATACTTATCATTAAATCTTACTGGTGCTTGTTGATATACCAAGGCTCTACGACTAATGATGTTTCTTACAAGATTAATGTACATTGGTGGAATCTGTGATAAGGATTCACTATCAAAGAATTGTTTAATATCATTCTCTAAGTTTAAGCCCTCAAAATAGTCTAAGAGTCTTTCTCTTTCACTATGCTCTTTTTCCATTCCTTCTTCTATTGTATCCATCAACAAGTCATACAACATCTTTTCTGTCAAATTATAAATTATCATGTTTCATACCTTTTATAAAATTTTTGTTCTTCAGTTTCTAAGAACTTATCCTGGAAATCCTTTATCATTTCCCTACTTAGTTCTTCTTCTTTTACACTTAATCGGTATCCCCATACCATAGCACTTATCATGCTACCTATAATTCCAACACATAGTCCTAATAAAAACTCTACCACTCTATTGCCTTTGCTGTGTTTCCCCAGTTGTATCTATAATGTAATGGGTAACAAATTCCATCAAGGAAATGGCTCAATGTTTCAGTCTTTAATATTTGCCCATTCTCCATAGTACATAGTTCTAAATCTCTTATCAAATTTTTACACTTAGGGTTAATAAATAGTCTTACTTTCCCAGTAGCATCTTCTAACATCTTATTTAAAACATTTAGTCTGTCCTTTTGAGTTGGGTTAGCTTTTTTACTGATGACTGTAAACCCACTCTCTTGCAATATCCTATGGTCAGACTTGGTACTATTACTCGTTCTTGCTTTACCTGCAGGGTCAGGATATACTGGAAGTCCTGGTGCTTTTTGTTGCATTAGCTTAGCCAATTCAAAGGTATTTGAGTTCTGTAATCCAATCTCATCAAATACATAGACTTCTCCTGCAGTATTTTCACACATTAATAAAGCAGTCATATAAGATGCTACCCCAAAGTCAATTCCCCAGAACATTCTTGGAGATTTCTCCATAACCCTACAATGTACATCTCTACTAAAATTGTATGCTGCTCTATTTGCAGCAGTAAGAAAACTTGCTTCATATTCTTGTTGAAAAGTTCTCTTATCTAAATTCTTTTTGGCATTCTCTATTTCTTGTTCAGAAATAAAGCCACCTTCTAATGTGGTAAACTGCCAAGACTTATAATCACTTCCTTCTGTTTGTCCTTTTACGAATAAATCGTAGAAATGATTTAATCCACTTGGTGTTCCTACAAATAATGCTTTACCTTGTGTTTCTGCTAAGGTTGGTTGTATGACTTCCCCCCATACATTCTCTTTCATAAAAGCATATTCGTCCATAACCACCATATTTACCGATACCCCACGAAGTGAGTCCTCTCCCCTATCTGCCCCTTTAAGTTCAATCTTTGCACCATTGTCAAGTGTAATAGATAGTTCAGTTTCATTGATACTGACATTTTTATTCGCAAAAATGTTTTTGAGAATACTCCAAGATACCATCTTAGCTTGTCTATATGTTGGAAAAACAATCCACCTTCTCTCATTTGGCTTAAAAGGTTTATGAAGTAAGAACAATACTGATAGCATCGATTTACCCCACCTTCTCCCACATGAGAGTATCTTAAATCTTGCAGGGTCTTTAAGGATTGATTTCCTTGTGGCATCAATCGTCCAGTCCATCTATATCAAATACCTTAATTGGTTCATCTGAAACATCTTTGATTCCTATCTGCTGACTTGGTTTGCCTAACACTCTATCTGAAAGATAATTTACAGCAGTCATATTGCCTTTTAATGCTTCTTCATATACTTTTTCAACAACTGCTTCTAACATAGTCTTTTTATCTTCTAATTCTACATTAGCAAGATTGGTGATATATTCGTTCAAGGCAAATTCAGATTTAGGTCTGCCATTAGGATTTCCTGACATACCTTTTTTAAACTGACCTTTGTCATTCCTGTTATTTACCTGTTTTACAGGTTTTGTTGTTTTAGCTGCAGCCAAACTAATCACCCCACTATTTGAAGGTTATGTGTTCGTTATTAAAACGAAAGGGAAGGTGTTACCCTTCTACCCTATAGGGAAAAAGACTACAAGAAACCCTTATCTAAGAGTTCTAAATGCTTGTAAGTGTTGATATTGTTGATAAAGATTTTTTTTTGAGGACTACAAAAAACCCCTAATTAAAGGGGCTTTCTGACTTAACTGATATTAAGAGGTATTACAATGTATATCCAATTTCTTTTGATTCTTTAAGACTTCCAGCAGTATAACTATTACATGTATCAAGATTTTCTACCCAGTAATCTTTAGTGCCTTTAGTTTTTGTAATAACAACCCTGTCATTATCTTCTCTTTCCCACACCTCGTAATGTCTTGGTGTTTCTCTCCATCTTAAATCGTCTTGAATCTTTGTAAATTTCATTTTAATCTCCTTTAGTTTAATTAACACTATAGTATATGGAGTTCTAAAACAAATGTCAAGAAAATAAGGAAATTATTTTTTTAGGCAATTTATCGACGAAGTTTGATACTATCATTTCTTCAGGTAAGTCATCTATGATATATTTATATCCATACTTCTTTATGGTATCGGTACTAAAGTCGTCTATGAGATTATATGTGCCTAATTCTATTTGATGTGGCTCAAAGACTACTATCTGCTTATGTGGTATATTGAATTGGATCAGGAAACTATTTCTATGGGTTAGCTTTTTTGCTTTATGTTCTTTGATATGGAAAAAGGGTATATCAGCAAATAAGGATTGTACTTCTATCTTTATGGTTTTGTTCCTATAGGTTATTTTAAAGTCTGGTGCTGCAGTTATTTCCCTTCTCATTACCCTTATGACTCTATCTTGATCATGATTATCAAAGGTCGCAGTTAGTTCTTTATATGGTGGCAAAGAGAATAGATAAGTAAATACATCTTCTACTAACCAACCCCTGCATATATCCATAAAGTGTTGTTCAGGTGTTCTGTTGTCCTGGATATGTGCCATTTCTTTATCCAGTTTATTATTAATGGTCTTTAGTTGCTGTTTGTAAGAGTAATATTTGTTATGTAGGTAATGATGGTAATCTGAATTATGAGATAGTTCTTTTAGCTGATTATATGCTTTATCTAACTTATTCATTTTCTTCTTAATAGGTGGGTTATCAAAGTGGCTTGTTTAGATAGTTTTTTTAATGCTCGATTATAGTAAGTCTTACAAGCCGATTCTGATATTCTTAAATTGAATGCTATATCTGCAAAAGGATATTTGTTTACTGCTCTTTCATAGAAGCATTGAAACTCTTGATCTGATAGTTCCCTTCCACCTACCACTCCACAAAGAACATACTTTAATTCTTTAAGTATTTCTTCTTGTTCTTTTTCTACTTCGTCTATTAAGTCCTGGTATCCTTTTGCTGTATTATCGATATTGTTTTTCAAAACAACTCTCCTTGTATTTTAACTCCTTTTAATCTTGCCTCTGCTATATCGCAGTATTCTTGCTCTCTTTCTATGCCTATATAATTGAATCCTTGTTGCTTACAAGCGATTAATGTTGTTCCACTACCTGCAAAGGGTTCTAATACTATGCCTTCTTTGGGTGTTACCAATCTTACTAAATATTCCATTAGTTTGATTGGTTTTACTGTTGGGTGATTGTTTTTGTTACCTCGTTCTGCTTTACTTGCTTTGGCACAATAAAAGAATCTTGCTGCTGAACCCTTATCTCCATATTCTACTCCAGCAGGTAATCCAGTTGATTTATTCCAAATACCACCTGATTGACTTCCTTTGCCTTTAAATTTTCCTGCTTTACTATCAGGAAATATCTCTAATACTTCTTCACTTCCATCGTGGATTATGTTTGCAGGGAATCTTCCTTCGTTTGTGCTTTCTATTTTATTTTTTATATTTTGTTTTCCAACAGTAAAATTTGTTGCAACATCTCCTACTTTTCGTATATCACTTTTCTTTGTTCCACCATCAGTTCCAACTCTACACTCATCTATGTTTATTCCACCTGTGCCATGTGTTAAGACATTTTCTGCTACTGTTCCTTTAAATGGTTTTCTTGCCATTACAATAGGTTCGTGTGCA